TGGCCATTTTATGGAGCGTATATTCGGTGAGGATGCACCCATTGTGTGTCCTGGAATTGATTTTTGTGGATTTGGTCCGCAGGTCTTGAGCAGGGGCGCTCGGCCAGCGGACTCGGTCTACGATTACGACTCCTATTGTAGACGTTTGGAGTATGCAATGCTGGAGGAGCCCCCTCAGGTTCAGGGCATGGTCTTTTACGACGAGATTACTATTGACGGTGTACGCTACAATAATTCTTGGTTCGAGACTTTCTATTTTCCTTCAGCGGAACGATACTGGATGAACGAGATCTTCATCGACGCGCTCAGAGCGTGTGACCGGGATATGGCGCTTGCAAAAGTGGCTAGTGTTCTGGAGCCGTTTAAGGTGCGCATCATCACGAAAGGGGAGGCTGCCTTACAGTATATGAGTACGTTTTGGCAGAAATCCATGTTCGATTTTAATCGGACCGTACCCTGCTTTCGTCTTGTTGGTCAGGCGCCTTCCGCGCTTGATCTTGTCGATCTCAAGAATGACGCGGGTCTCAATGACCCCGATTCATGCTTTGTCAGTACCAGCGACGTGCGTTGGGCTTCCTCGGATTTTTCTGGGGCGTCCGACGGGACCGTTGGCTATCTGCGTGATTGCATCCTTGATGTGACAATCATGCATCTGCCTCTGCACATTCAGTCAATCATCCGTGCGTGCAATGGTGACCATCTTGTTAGCTACCCCGGTTCGACTCTTTATCCTTCGATGAAAGAGTTAGGTACTATTCCTCCGGTAAAGCAGACACTTGGGACACTCATGGGTGAGAAGACCTCTTTTCCGATCCTTTGTTACGAAGTTTTGGTGGCACATGTGTCAAACAGACGTCGCTGCGGTGACGTCCGTTCCTTGGACTCAATACTCAGGGGAGTGTTGATAAACGGGGACGATCGTTTGACTGTGAGCACGCCTAGCATCGAGGCGGAATTTTGGTCGTATTGTGAGACTTTTCTTGGCTTCAAGGAGTCTCTAGGCAAATCTTATGTGCACACTGAGTATGCCAATATCAACAGCCAGTCCTACCTTCTCGACCTCACAGTTCGGAGCGACGGCCTTCCTTGGAAGGTCCCGGTTCGTGCCTCGGGTCTTGAGTGGGGTCAGAAGAAGCTCGATGAGCCTTTTGATCCGACTTGTGTCATCACACAGGTCTTGGATGGCTGTTTCGATTCCTCTATGGAGTGGACCGTGCTTCAGAGATTCTTCTCCCGCTTTAAGGCGGATCTCGACCGCGTGGCGGCCGGGCGAAATCTCTTTGTGCACTCGTCACTCGGGGGGCTTGGGAACAGGCTCCCTCTTCGACATGGATCGAAGCGGTGCATCCGGTCAGACGGGTCTTTGTGCGGGCATCATAATCGGGATGATTGGGTCGTGGCTTTCACGCCAGCTCAGCGTCTTGTTGCTCACGCGTTGCTCTCGGAGCCGGGTGCGTACGTCGCGCCGTTTGGTCCCTGCCTTCAGGCGGACCCGGAATTGCCAGAGTTGTTGAATACACCCTGGAATGTCTACGGACGACCAACTTATTGGAATCAAACTGAGTTTGAACTGAAAGAGATGGAACACTACTTCCGCAAGGAAATAGCCCGCATTAGCCAGCGGCATCCAAAGACCTCTGACATATCGTTAACATCGGTGTGCATGTCTCAGTCCAAACTTGTCCAGGGCAGGAGGAAGTTTTCGCCTCCCGCCCCGCAGGAGATCTCAAAGATCTTCCCGCGATTTGACTCGCTCTGGCTTTGCCAAGGTTGTGGTCAGGGGAATCTCGCAGAAGTTGATGTATGCGATTGTCTCCTGCACCGTACTTCCAGTGCATGCCCGACTTGTCTCATCGTGGGTAATCCCGGCACCTGTGAGTGTTGTGGAGAATGGATTTCTCCTGTAAGACCCGAATTCAAGAAGAGCCGACAACTCGTTCTCTTCACTGGCCTTGACGTCCGAAACAACGTCTCGATTGGTGGAGAGAGATTGGCTCGCCTTGGATACGAGGTATCGCCTTACGATGAATTCGACGTTGCTCTCTTTGATCATATCATTGAGTCGGCTCGTCCCGAACGTGAGGGCTTTCCGGCCGTTCGCCGCTGTGGTCGCGCAGTCGACCTCTTCGGCGATCAGCTTCAGTGGAACCGTGTCGCACCCGTTCAGGTGCACATGTCGTTCTGATGGGATCCATCCCGGAAATGGAATTGGTTGCCGTTCCTGTGTAATGGTCTTTCATCTTGGCTCTTTTTCCTCGATGTCTGCGTCCGAGATGACGTTAAACTAGGGTTGCTACCGGATAGCTAGGGGGTTCTCATGTTAACTTCCCAAAACGCTTGAGTGTATTGTGGCACGATTACTCTAACGCTCCTGGAATGGACGAGCGGAAATTGCGTACTAAGGATCAAACCGGAATGTCTACAGACTGCACGGGAGGCGATGTCGTTGACACGTCATGAGGATGAACAGTCGCTGCGTGTGTCAGGTCACCCCGCTAACACATTTTGCTTTGAGAAGCAAACTATGGCGGAACAGAAACAGATGGCTGCTAAAATTGCTGCGCTTGGCAACCAAATCAAGCAGCTCCAAGGAGCAAAGAAATCCAACCCTTCGCATGTGGCGAAGAAGAACAAGAAGGGTCGCGCTACCGCGGCTAAGGAGAAGGGCACGAATAATGCCCCGGCGGCGCGTTCCACGCGCGCGCCCCAGCTCGGTATGAGCGACCTTCTTGGGCACACCATTTCCTGGATGATCGGTTTTACGGTTGTCGGGGACGGAACGACTGGAACGGTGGACCTTGTCTACTTTCGTCCAGCTTCTGGAAACGCCGTGGCTACGGTCACCGCGGATTCTCGAGGACACGTTCCCATCCTTGGATCTGATGCGCTGCTTGGGCAGACCTACATCAAGGACGTCGAAAAGTACTACGCGCGCAAGCGTGTTCGCTCGATTCGTCTCTTGTTCAAGTCGGCTCAAACATCGACTGCGAACAGTGCCCAGATCTTTGTGGCTCCTATCAGGGGCCCTGGATCTTCAGGTGACACGATCATCGCGGCCACAGGGACTGCCGTCACGGTTCCCGACACTCTCGGCATGGCCGGCGTGAAGAACGCCGCCTCCTGGGAAGATGTCGTGCTTGACATGACTCCGTTCATTGCCAACGGAACGGGCCCCAAACAGAATGAGTACGCTATCTCCCGCGATGGGCAGGATGCGTCGGTTCAGTGGGGTGCGGGTGCCATGGATCTCGACCAGATTGCGCCCTGCGCTTTCGTGGTCGCTGGCACCAACGCCACAGCCGCCATTCGGGGATCTGTGCTGCACTATGTCATGGTC